ACGCCCTGGCTGAGCAGGTGGAAGAGCTGAAAGGCGAACTTGCTGCTGCTCAAGAAATCAACCTTGATTCCATGGTTGAAGAGCGCGTGGCTCTCATTGAGAAAGCCAAGCCTGTCCTGGATTCTGCTTATGAATTTGCTGGCAAAACTGCCCGCGAAGTGATGGTTGATTCCATCAAAGCAGTGCGTGGTGACGAGCTTGATCTTTCTGAGAAGAGCGATGACTACGTGCAGGCAATGTTCGACACTCTTTCCGAAGGTCGTTCTGACTCTGCCACCACTGACGAGCTGCGTAAAGCCGTAGCTTCCATTGCTTCTCCTGTTTCTGCACCCTCTGCCTATATGGACATGCTGCAGAATGCCTGGAAGAAGCCCCTTTCCATCTCCAAGGAGGCTAAGTAATCATGGCCGTAACTTTCTCTGCTTCGGGCACTGCCTCCGCTGGTGGCGTGCAACAGAGCTACGCTCTGGAGCATGACGCACTGCTGGAAGGTCAACTGTCTGACATTCGCGACAACACCATCGGCACCTACATCAACGAAACTGGCGCTGTGCTGCCTTTCGGTAATGTGGTTGTCTACAACACCGCTGGTACTGCTGCAAACTCTGCTGCTACCATTTCTGGCGCATCTGACACCGTTCAGGGTGTGAACGTTCTCACCTATGTTGACGAAACCGCTCTGGATTCCAACAACCGTCCTGGTGTGAAGAATCAGCAAGTGCTAAACGTGGCTAACGAAGGTGCAGTGGCTGTCTATGTGACCGGCGCTGTTTCGCCCACTGCGCCTGTGCGCGTGCTGTATTCCGCTAGCGGCACTGGCAAGGCTGGTCAGTTCTCGCATGCTTTTGCTTCTGGTAAAACTGTTCGCCTCGCTGGCGCACGTTTCCTGAGCACCACCACTTCCAGCGGCATTGCAATTCTGGAGCTGAATGGCCCCAGCTTTACTCTTTCCGCTGATTCTTGATAGGAGGCCCTAACAATGTCTGAATTCCGTATGGATGACGCGGGTCTGTTCCTTGAGCGTCAGCTTGAGTACATCCGCCCCCAAGTGTTTGAAGTGCAGTATGCGGATATTAAGTATCCGACCATTCTGCCTGTCACTAGTGAAGCTGGCCCTGGCGCTCAGACCTTCACCTATCGCATCATGGACTCCACTGGTGAGTTCAAGCTGATCGCTGATGCTGCTGACGATCTGCCCCGTGCTGACATCAGCCAAGTTGAGAAGAGCATCAACATCCGCTCCTTCGGTGGTTCCTTCGGTTACACCGTGCAGGAACTGCGTGCCGCTCAGATGGCCAATATCGCCCTGGAGCAGCGTCGTGCTGCTGCTGTGCGTCGCGCCTATGAGGAGAAAGTGGAAGAAGTGGCTCTGTTCGGCGAGAGCACTGTTGGTCTGTCTGGTTTCTTCAACAACTCCACTGTGGATGTTGTTGCTGCTGATAAATGGTTCACCGATAGCGGCACCACTGCTCAGGAAATGCTTGAGCTGCTGAACTATGGCGTGAGCGCCATTATCAACGCCTCCAAGATGAAGGAGCAGCCCGACACCATCCTCATGGCTTATGAGGACTACAACAAGGTGAGCACCACTCGCAACTCCGACAGCTCGGACGTGACTGTGCTGGAATACTTCCTGCGCACCAATCCCTACATCCGTAACGTTGAGCCCATCAACCAACTGGATGCTGGTAACAGCGTGCTGAATACCAACCGCATGGTTGTGTACAAGCGTGATCCCGAGAAGGTGCAACTGCACATTCCTCAGCCCCTGGAACTCTTCCCGCCCCAACAGCGTGGTCTTGAGTTCATTGTTCCCGCTCATGCTCGCGTGGGTGGCGTGGCTCTGTACTATCCCAAGAGCGTTATCTACGTTCAGGCTTCCGCCTGAGGATAGTTGATCAAGGGAGGGGCGTTAAGCTATGGACAATTGTTTCTTTTGAACAATGCTCATTGCTTATCGTCCCGAACTTGAGAACCCGCCCCGTGAAGGCGGGTTTGGCATTATTACGCAAACTGGCATGATTCAACTCACGCCTGGTCTTAATCAAGATATTCCAGAGCATCAATGGAAGGTGGCTCGTGAGAATAGGGCGGTTAAACGCCTTATGAACATTGGAGCCATCGAGGAAGTGCGTGAGCAAATCATGGTGGAAGATATTCCACAAGATGTGCAAACGCTTTCTCAAATGCCAATGGTGGAAGCCATCCGCATGATCGAACTCATTCATGATCCCGATCAGTTGAATGGATGGAAGAAGATTGAAGGCCGTGTAAGGGTGCGTAATGCCATTAATAAGCGCATTGAAAACATTCGTATTGGGAAAGCCTGATTATGGCCGTCACTTATGCGAGTTTTCTTGAGCGGTTTCCTGAATTTACTCCCCATCCATCGGGGATTGTAAATGGTGCCATCTCTGAAGCCACTTACGATGCTTCTGCAGATGTATTTGGGGAACAAACTGATAGGGCCGTGAAATTCCTCGCTGCTCATATTATTGCCATTCAGCTTGCGCAGATGGGCATTCAAATTGGTGCTACTGACGGCAAGGTGTATGGCGAGGGGCTAGATGCCACTCAATACGGTCAAGAGTTCAAGCGCATGCTGAATCTTCTTCCTTCTTCTTCTGTTGGTTTCGTTGTATGAGCAATTTCCTGGAGCCACTTGCCAATTCCGCGCTGGTATGGCCAGTGGCTTCGGCCTATGCGCTTGATAGCGAAACTGGAAATTACGTGGCTGTCGCAACGGGCATTACTTACTATGCATCGTTAAGACAAAAACGCAATCCTCAGTACGATTATTTGCTTGGTGCAGACCAGACTGCCGTCTATATGGAAGGTCGTCTTACTTTTCCGCTTACGCTATCTGGCGTGACGCCTGGAGATTCTGCTCAAGCAATTATCAATGGGAGAGAAGGGCGCTTTGAACTATTGCCAAACGAGGAGATTGCTATTCATTATTGGCAGTTCCTCGGCACACCAATTAGGGGAATTTTTAGACTAATTGGCAAAGGAAGCGTTGACAATGCTTAATCGAGCATGGCGCCGCTTAATCATTCTTTCCTTCCATTGAGGATCTTCTCATGCTTTACCATCCCACTGAGCTGGTGAAGAGCCAAGACGTGATTGTGCGCGTTGGCTCGATCAGCGGCACTGCACGTCCTGTGATCACCCAGAGCGGCGCTACTTTCACTGTGAGCGGCGCTCCCACCCTTTATACCCTTCAAGCTGCTACCACCGCTTCTGTTGCCTTTAACGATGGCAACCAAGAATTCTATCTGCTGGGCGGCGGCGGCTTTGCTGATAGCGTGATTGTTACTAGCCAAGCCACTGCTTCCATCACTTCCTACTTCCAAAAGGACGTTGATGGCACCACTTTCCTTCCGAATAGCTTTGACGAAGCCTTCCAAGTGATCAGCTCTGCTCGTTACGACAAGAATGCTGAAGTGTACGTGGAAGTCAACAAGCAACTTGGCGCTTCTGGTACCACTTACTACTATGATCGCGTGGCTTATGTGGGTCGTGTGATGAACTATAACGAGAGCTATCCTGCCGATAACCTCGTGGAATGCACCTTCGATCTGATTAGCCGTGGTCGCATTGGCATTCACCAGAATGCTGAGAACACTGGCTCGCTCATCCCTTCGGCTCCCAATAGCTAATTCATCTTTCCATAGTTCTTTGCTAGCCTCTCCTTACGGAGAGGCTTTTTATTGTGAACATTACACAGCTTCGGGAAGTTGTTACTGAACTGCTATCTGCATCGCCCAATTTAATTGGCACTTATACGCTGCCAAACAATTCAACTATTCCTGCCGTGTATGTAGTAGGAAGGCAAAGCGTGCCCAATGAATGGAAGGTGAAAGGGCTCGAAGTGACAATGCGAGAGTTTCCTCAGTTGAATCCCCGCTCTCCATTGGGAGGTGCTGTGAAGGTGAACCAGATATGGGAAGTAGTGCTCACGCAGTTCACGCCTAATAGCGGCACGCTTGCCAGTGCAATGGACAGGATGGTTAGACGTTTTCCTGATGCCACGCCACGATATTTTCCCGGAGACGATATTGCCTATGAGCGCTGTCGCTTCATGGTGCCCGATATGATTCTGCGCAATCTGATAGCACCATGAGCGGAATTATTGTCGGTGGTTCATTTAGCAATCCCAGTAATCTGGCGGCAAAACTTGCTAAAGCTTTTGAAGAATGGACAAGAGAAGATATTCAGAAAGATTATTGGGACGAGCAATTTAGAGACATGGGCCGATGGGAATATGGAAGGGAAACGCGCAGAAAAAATGGCGATTTAATTGGCGAAGGTCGTCGCGATATTTACGACCTTGGTGCTCTGTACGAAAGCGGGCTAGAGAGTTTCAATGTGAGCCTAGGCAGTTCTGCGATTGTCGCATCGTGGACATGGGACGCAACCAACCCCAAGAATGGCTATCACTATGCAGTGGATGTGCATGAAGGACTGGGAACAAGCGCTGGTTATCCTCGACAATGGACAGACGAGCTTGCTTCGCCTGCATTGTTTGAAGGAAGCGACGTGCAGTTAGCATTGAAGCGCCGAATTAAATTTGCG